GTGTCGGCCTGCCCTTCTCATCCTTCATCGGACCGGGCATCCCAGACATGCGGGCGCAAAACGACTTCCGGCGACCCTCGTCTTCCTTGGTCTTGGGGTTTGGGGCCGGCGGTTTCAGTCCGGGCTTACCCGGGTTGGCCTTGTTGTAGGACGCCCGGCCGGCCGCATTGAGGCCACCCTTGGGGTCCTTTCCCTCGGCCCTCTGCCATGCGGGAGTCTTGGCCATTACGCGATCCTCTGTGCAACAACGATTGCTGGCGGAGTTGCGGGAATTGCGGGCGTCACGCCGGGGCTGGCAGCAACCGCAGCGCGGTAGTGCAACGTCACAGCTACGTTCTCAGGGTACCAATAAATCTCAATGTACTGCCCAGCGGTCACAGTCTCAAAAATTTCGTATGCGAGGAGGTATGTCCCTCCATCCCCGATCTTAGGCACCGCTACGCGCCCGTTGGAGTTAGCGATATTGGCACCGTTCTTGGAAAACCAAATATCGACGAACCTATCAGTGGCACTGGAATTGTTGAACTGCAAGCTGGCGTTGATGCGGTACGTACCCGCGGCAGCGAACGTGATGCGCGTGTTGCTCGCTATCGTAATACCAGCGCCAGCAACCGCAGCCGTGGCGAACTCAACTGCAGTAGCCGCAGTCGTACTGCCTGTCTGATCTGCCGTATCAGCATCGTAGAACGAGGCGTAGGCAAGGCTCGTGATGGTGCCGAACGGCACCTTGCCGCTCAGGATATCCACGTTGGTGATGTTCACCTCGCCCGTCCCCTTGGGCGTGATGTTGATGTCGATATTGGTCTCGGTGCCGTCGGCAGCCAGCGTGTTGCTGTTGAGGTTGACCCCCGCAGCAGCGGCCGAGGTGGCCAGTGTGGTGGACTCCACCAACGTCATACCAGAGAAGCTGCCTGAGAAGACCACACCGGAGGCCGTGCCGCCGGTGATGGCGACGTTATTGGCGTTCTGCGTAGCCATGGTGCCAAGACCGAGGTTGGTCCGTGCACCCGAGGCGTCGGATGCCCCTGTGCCGCCGTCAGCGACGGCGAGGTCCGTGATCCCTGTGATGGTACCGCCGGTGATGGCCACCTTGGCCATGCTCACTGAGCCCATGCCGTTGGGCGCGAGGACGAGGTTCCCGTTCGTGTCGAGCGTGCTGATCGTGTTGCCGTTCAGCTGGACGTTCTCAACCGAGGCAGACCCTGTCCCGACCTTCAGCGCAGTGGCTACCCCCGTCCCACTGTAGACAGTCTTCTCACTGGCTTCAGGGCCGCCGTCCACGTGAAGCAGCTGGGGGAAGCTGTCCTTGATTTTTTCGTTGGTAAGATTTGTGGGCACGGCGCTATCCCCCTATAGGTAGTGGAGGCCTGATGGCCCCCACTTATGTTAGACAAGGACGTACTGCAGGATTACGTCGATGTGGGTCGCGGTCGTCACGTCGCTGCCCGTCTTGCCGATGGTAACAGCCGTGCCCACGTCGTTCGCGACATAGGATGCCCCATCCGCGAGGACAGTAGCACCTGTGCCGCCATCAGTAAGCACCGTGCTCCGCGTCAGGTTAGCCTGAGCAAAAGCGACGAGCTTCGCAGCAGTGGTCTGGGTACCGATGATGTCCACCGTGGTCACTGCACCAGCAGCACCACCAATGGCAATCACCTTGGCACCGACCACGCGTATGGCCTTACCCGTAACTGCAGGTACGATCGTCGCCCCTGCGTTCACCTGCGCAACCGTGAAGCGTGTACGCTTGCTCAGGACAGAGTCGGTAGCAATCAACTGTGCAAACGTCGCAGCCCCGGTGACCGTCAGCGTCTGCAGAGTCGCATTGCCGCTGTTGATTCGCACGTTGTCCTGCGAGATGCCTGTATAAACACCCATGTTCAGTCTCCTTTCTGGGGGAGATGGGGGCCGAAGCCCCCACCGTTAGGCCGACGGGATGACGCCGAGGTCAGCGCCCATGTTGACCACTGCCAGCGAGACCTTGACGCGGGCAACGTCGATGCTGGCGGAGTTGAGCGTCAGCAGGATGTTGGTATTCACCGCGCAGTAGTAGGCCGTCGCGTCGGCATAGCCGCCGGTGGTGCCCACTGCAGCGTTCAGATCGAAGCCATCAACCCAGAAGTCAACGGTCCCGCCGCCGATGCCGACGTCGATGTTACCCGCGGCGCCCTCTGCCTTCTCCAGCGTCGCAACGCCAGACAGAACAAATGCGCCTTTGGGCAGCACGCCGATCACCAGCGTATCGGCCGAAGTCAGCGCGGTGGCGCCAGCAGCGGTCCGAGCAGCAGCGATCTTGGCGAAATCGAGCTCGATCTCGGTGACGCTGACGCGGTCAGTGTAGTTGGCGGTGAAGCCAGCCGAGTTCTTATAGAACCCGAGGGAGTCAGTGTACGCAACCATGATCAGGTCTCCTTACGCGAACTGGACGACGGCTTGCGCCAGCGCCTCGGGTTTCACAACCTTGTAGCCGTACACCTGTAGGCCGCGGATGATGTTGCCGAAGGTGGACTGCGCGCGAAGCGTCTCCATCTCGGTCATCTGCGACGCGAAGGTGAAGCCCATCTTGTGGCCGGCGATGATCGACGTCTTGCCCGAAGAAACGTTCAGGTTGTGCGACACATAAAGTGTGAAGCGGTCGATCATGCCGAGACGGCCGTTGCGGACTGGGGTGATGCTGTCGCCGGTGAGCGAGGCGTCCTTCAGTTCCGACTTCTTGATCAGGCCAGCCATACGAGCCGGGATGATCAGGTAGCGGTCCGACTCGGGGACGTTGGCCTCGTCGAGGACGGTGCCCATGTCCACGATCAGATCAACCACCGAGGTGGTGGCGCTGGCGCCGTCCTTGGTCACGGTCAGCGGAGAGCCGGTCGTGCCGAGGTTGAAGGCTGCTGATTGCTGGCCAGCGGTCGCACCTTTGTTCAGGGCGCCGATCCCCGGCAGCATGTCGGTCAGCACGCGCTGGTCGATCTTGATCTTCATCTGCTCGGAGGCATCCTTCGACCACATGTCCATCAACTTGATGTCCGACTGGACACGGTCGATGTCGTCTTCGACGCAGGAGAAGTACTCGCCTTTGTCGATGACCAACTGCAGCTTCGGCGCGTCGGGGTTCTCCACGACGAGGTTCTGACCCTTGACGTACTCGCGGATCGTGATGTTGGGCTGGGTACGGATGTTGACCGTATCGCCCTGATTGCGAATCTCGCCTTCGTAGTCAGTGTTGCTGATGGCAGCAAGCACGGTGGAGTCGTAGAAGTTCTCGATCAGTTTACCCGACCAGATTTCCGGAATGAAGTTCCCCGAGTAGTCGGGGCGTCCGGGTGCAACAGGATAGGCCATGTGGTGTCCTTTCACTTAGCCAGTTTTAGGTTATACGACCTTCCCGCTGTGCAGCGAAAATGTCGCGCTCGATCCGGTCACGCTCCTGCTCCCGCCCCCTATACAGACCTTTCCGCACATCGTCAAAGAACTTGGCGACATCTGTGCGGGTGTAAGGCTTGGCTGCGTTACCAGTTGTGGTACCGGCAGCTGTGCGCCCACGCCCGGGTGCGATCTGTTTTTCGAGTTGAGTGGCAGCTACGTTCCGAGTTTGTTGGGCAACAGAATTACCATTCAGCGACTGCCACGTACGAAAGAAACCTCCGACACGACGGGCGTCGAGCTGGTTCTGCGCGCTGTCGAGGTACGTCTGCCGGGTCATGCCGGACAACGGGTCGACTTCGAGCAGCCAGCTGTGGAAGTTCTGGTTGGCGTTGATCTCGCGCCAATCGGGGACTTCCGCCGACAGTTCCGTCCAGAACATCTGCTCAGCATTCAGCGCCTGTCGCTGTACAACGCTCTCCACCTTGGGGACGACGTTGTTCTGGAGTTGGGCAAGCGACCGTCGCAGCTCTGCGACTTCTTGGTCACGCCCCGACATCTCCTCACGAGCTGCGCGGCGCATGACTTCGATCGAATCCCCGTAATCCTCGACGTCCTTTTCGGTGATGAGCTTTGCCGCGGCCACCTGTGCAGGCGTGCTTGCCTGCTGGGGTGCGGTAAGCGACGCGATCAGCTGTTCGAGCTGACCGAGACGTTGGCTCAACTGGTTGTTCTCCGCCCGAAGGCGAGTGGTATCAGCGTTGTACATCCCTTGCAGGGAGCGCCAGCGCTGTTCGTAGGTCTGGTCTTCGTTCGTGGTGCCGGATCGCCCTTGCTCGGTGGACGCCGGCTCAGCTGCAGCTTCTCCTGCCCCGTTGGCTGCCTTGGTCTGTGCGGCCGGAACCTCCACCTGCGCTGCAGGCTCGGAGTTCAGGTCTTCGTACAGCTTGGCAACAGCCTCAGACTGCCTTTGAATTTGCGCGGGAATGGCCATTTAGACGCTCCTCTCGGGTGTGCGTGATTGGATCAGCTGCCCCTGCGGGGCTGTGCTGCTAAGTCAGGGGACTCCGTCATGAGCCTGTGCAGCTCCGACAAGACCTGACACCGCCCCTGAGCAAGTGCCACGGTCTGCGGTCCGACGTTGGGGAGCCGTTCAAGCTCCGAGGTCCGCCACTCTCCCAGCCATTCCAAGATGATCGGGTATTGGCGGACGCTGACTGCCAGCGCGCGGACTACTTCGGGGGAGACCTGCTTCACTGCGGGCCTCCGTTTATCAGATTGGTCCCACCAGCGGGTGCGCCGGCAAGATCAGTGTTCTCCATGGCAGGCTGCCCGCCGCCGGGAGCCGGCATCGGCGCTGCCGCGGCCATGCGCTTCTGCATGCTGAGCTTCTCACGCGACGGGATGATGTCATCCACGGGCATCTGCAGCCCCTTGGCGACCTCGCGCAGCAGCGCCGCACGCCCCTCGGGCCCGATGATGGCGATGTCGAACTCGTTGGCCGTGGCGTTGAGGAACTCCACGCGGCGGACGTTGACCGTCTCTTTGACCGCTAGGTTGACCGCTCCCTTGGCCACGACCTGCGCATCGCCCTTGATCGACTCGTCAGGGTCGTAGCGCATGTTGTAGACGAACTGGCGCTGCACGATGGTCTTGAGTACGTCGTTGTCAATGTGCATGACCACCTGCCGAATGCCCTTGCCCGCGGAGCCCATCAGCATGGAGAGGCCCGACGCTGTGCGCCCTGCCCCCTGCACGTTGGTGTCGCCGTAGATGTAGGCAGGGATGCCGCTGTGGTCGTCAGCCATGCGCGAGAAGCGGTCGTAGACCCCCACCAGCGTGTTGGCATTGTCGTTGGGCTGGTTGAACCGCACCGCCGGCGCAGACGACCCCAGAGGGTCGTTGAGCACTTGCCAAATCTTCCACGGCTGCATCTGCGTGATGTCTTCGTTGGGCGGCAGGCGCTCCAAGTTGACCTCGACCTGCGGTCCCGAGGCGATCGCCATGTTGTTGACCAGTGCCCGGGCTGCCGCGTTGCAGACGCCCTGAATGTCCTCGATGATCTCGGGGATGCCCTTGCCCCAGAAGGCGCCGGGCTGCTTGATGAACGACGTCTTGGCGTAGGGCTTCTCGCCCAGCGGGTCGTAGTTCAGCACAGCCTTGATGACGTAGTTGCCCACGGCCCAGACGTTGGCGTCGTACTCGCGGTCCTCGTCGGGCACTTCCTCCTCGGTCATGCCCCACTCGCGCAGCATCCGGCCGCTGACCTTGCCCCAG